ATGTCCATTGCAAACGGTTCTCCTAGGACATCTACATCTTTAGAAAACCAATCGATAGAGACATGCGTCATATCTCCTTTTTCAATCTTTTCTAACACTCCATTACTTTCAGCAGCACCTCTATAAAGTTGTGCAAGCATCTTAATTGCCTTTTTACCATCCTCAAGCTCTACGATTTCTGGGTTGATAGCCTTTCCGAGGAGGTCGTCCTCGGTTCGTTGATGATTAAAGTAAACTGGCAATTCAGTGAAAGTCTCAACACTTTTTTCTAATACGGATGGTTCAATAAAGACCTTTTGGTCGCCATCTTCGTCGTGGGGGCCTGACGTTATAGCGATTACTGGAAACTCTATATTATCATCCGTATGGACAGGGTCTTCCAAACTTGCAGCAAAACTGCGTTGGTTTTCCTCTCCGCCCCCGGCAGTTGTAGCGAACTCTCTAGGAGTTCCCTCATCTACCCTCATGCGGCACATATTAGCCGCAATCTCTTGATAGTCCTCAACTCCTCTTTTCTTAAGAGTTGGTCCTACTTCTATTATACAACGCTCGTAGTCGTATTCTGTGCTCATTATTCTCTATCCCCCGTTGGATTTGCAGCTGGTTGATTACCAGCGCGGTTTTCTGTCCTTGCGGACTCTTCTATTTTATCTTGGTCTCTTCCTCCAGATATATTAGCATTTTCTGCTGTTTCTTGCATTTCTACTGCTCCTTCTGGATTCAATCCTCTTTCTGTTCTAACTTCTCCGGGTGATAGTACACCTTCGGACAAGTATATCATATCAGTCTTTGCTTTGACAAATGCGTCATCTACATTAACTTGTCTGAATTTGAATCGAGCATCTCCACCTAATAATTGTGGCATCAACTGCGCGTTTATAGCAGCTTCTACCGCAGATTGTAAATGTCTTACGTAAGGTTCAAATATTGCTCGTGCTTGTTCTGGGTTGTCAAACATAGTAATAGGAACTTTCAAAGCCACGTGTATTTTTTTGAGTATATCGTCTGTATACTTTCCATATTCGAAGGCTCTTTGTGTTCCTTGTAGTTCTTTAACTGTTATATCGTTACCGTGGATAATATCTTCTCCGGGTTCTAGTCCGTTGAAAGCATCAACTATTTCATTGATTTTATCTGGTCCATAAGGCATATCTGGTAAACCTGCACTTATATCAAATCTACTTGTAGCATATTTGTTTAAGGCAGCTCCTATATCCCTTTCTGCATAATCTTTTAAATCTACTAAATATAGTATAGGGTGTATATCACTCAAACCATATGCATAGTCATCAAAAGGATTATTACGATAACATACTAATTCATTCTCTTCAAAACGTACGGAGTCTTTTTCATCTCCTATATCTTGATAATAATACATTACTTGTCCATTTGAATCTCTTTGTATGTACATGTTCTGAGAGGACCTTATAACAAGGTTGTCACCAGTCCATTCCATATAAGAAGTTCCAAATATTCTTCCATTTCTTAGCCATGTATATAATAATTGTTCCATATTTATTTCATCGAACAATGCTTTTATATTTTCTCTATCTTCATCGCTGTCTGTAACTATATCAAAACCATCTTTAGCTGCATACATACAAGGAAGGTCAATAAGTGTTCTGACTATTGGGTCTGTTAAATAAACATTCATATAAGTCTTATAATCACCTATTTGAGGCTCTTTGTTAGCTTGTCCACGTCCAAAAACACCACCATCTCGTTGTAGTTTTATTCTTTTTATAACTCCAGAACCGTAACTACGTGGTGAATCTTTCGTGTAAGGGGGATTTTCCCCAACAGTTGCAAAACTGCGCCTATTAAAAGGCCAATAATCGCTAAGAGCCATGGCTATCAGAACTATATAGTCGGATATAGTATATAAAGCTTTCGCCGAAATCTACTTATATACCTCTCAAACCACCCTTATTTAAGGATTGTGAGCGTCTAGAGGTCCTAAAAACAGGTCTACGCGTGTTAGTGCGCCTACTTGTACCTGTTTGTTTAAGAGAAACACTTGCAAACGTAGAAGAAGCTGGTAACATCTGTAAAGATGCATGTAATGCTATAGCACTACTGTCGCAGTAATCATCATGTTTACCACTAGGTGCTGCAATCTTCTCAGTTTTGTTAGCAGCATCCATTGTATATTCTAAATCTATATGTTCTCTTAACCATTTATTAACTAATTTAGCATGTTGAGGCTCCAAATTGTCTGGATGTGGTACTTTTACAAGTTTTTGTTGTATATATGATACATAATCACGGTATATTTGTGTTTTAGAACCTTTTGGACCTCCAGTAAAAACGAAAGGTATAAATTGTATTTGTGCTTCTACACATTCTACTCTCAAGTCTTGTTCTATTGCGCCACCCATACCTGTTGCGTCAATTATCAGTTTATCAGCACCATATTCTTTAGATATAGCCATAATCCTTTTTCTTTGGTATGGAATATCATGTCCGCCTGTTTTTGGACCTATTTCTTCTAAATAAATAAGTGTTGCTACATTTTCAGTACTAGTCTTAGCGGTAGACCATACACTTATCACTGTACTATTAACAGATTTACCAATATCTACTCCTACGACACAATTTGGGTAGTTTCCGGGTTCTTGGAAAGATAAACTGGTAGATAAACAGTTTTTTACTAGTTCTGGATTAAAAATGTTAGCTACAGACTCAACAAACTGACATTCATACTCAGTTTTCCAATAAATTGAATCTTCACCCCATTCTCGCATTTTTTCAGCCATATCATCATCTGTATATGGTGCAGAGTATGCTCTACCGGGATTAACAGCATCTCTCCATGTAAATACCATTCGTTCAAAAGTATCTTTATACCTATCATCATAAAGATAGCGCCACATGTGATTATCTTTAGATTTTGGGGTACCAAGATTAATAAATGGTGCTTTATTTGATACAATAGCTGGTTCTACGTTGTCAATAAACAATTTATCATCAATAAGTGGACTTTCATCTACAATACAAAAGGTAGGGTGTTGTCCACGTATAGCTTGTCCCTGATTAGATGGAGCTAATGGGGCTCTACGTAGCACAGTGCCTCCTTTTAGTGTTATGTTAGGTTTGTTATGGAATCGGTAATTCTTAACTAAGCCATTTAAAAAAGCATTATCTGCAAAATGCCTATAACAATAATTAAATATAAGTGAAGCTTGGTCCTCAGTTGGAGCCAAGACAAAAATTAAATCTCTAAATCTATTAAAGAACATATAGATACATACAGCTACCGAAAGAGCAAAAGACTTGCCACTGCCTCGTGGAGCCAATATTGCTAGTTTACGATGCTTATCAACGTCACCATCTGGATATGTTAACGTTTTTACTATTATTTGTTCTTGTAGAGGTCTTAATCTAAGAGGTCTTTGTTTGTTATCTATAAGATATGCCTCACAGAACGCTCTACAGAGAAGAGTCATCTTCTTTTCATCTTCTCTACATATATTAAAAATCTTTTCAAGCTTTCTAGAGTCGTGAGCAGCTAAGCCACTAATCGCTGACTTCATCTGGGTTTGCTTCTTCACTGCTGTCATCCATTATATCCTCTAGTATTTTACTAAAGTTCTCACTGTTTTTTTCTACTACAGTTGGAACTTCTATATTAAGAGCACGGAACTCAGTATGAATATCCCGTACAATCTGGTTTCTTTGTCGCAATAACTCTGTTCTCTTGTTAACATCCCGAATAGATACAAGAATTTCTTCCCACAACAGGTCTTCAAGCGCGAGATTGCGGGCAAGAAGCCGGACAAGTTCTTTATGTCTTTCATATTCCCCTTCTCCGACTCTAATGCGTAAACGCCTTTCATACCCTTCGACGTCCATTACTTGGCTTCGTCGAGTGCGGCCTTAACTTTGGTTTTGACTAAAGCAGCAAGTTCATCATCTTTTTCATCCCAAGCTGTAATTAATACATTCTTGACTAAAGAGTCTTTAACATGCTTCTGTGCAGTCTCATCCATTTTCTCAAAGACTTTCATTTGTGCCTTTGTTAGATTTTTATCTAGCATCTCCATCAATTCAGCTTCGTTATTCTTCAAGTATTTGAAAACTAACTCTTTGACAGCTGGTACGGTATAAGCGATGTAACCACCCATACCTAATACAACAGCACAAAGTGCCATCAATATTGGTTCGTCCATGATAGTATCTAATAGACCTGATTCTTCAACAGTATCCAAGATAGCAGTTAGGTTACCCTCACTGGTTTCGTTTGCATCTGCTGTGTTGTTATTGGTTTCGTTTGCCATAGGTTTTTCACCTGCTTACATATAATGCAATAGCACTATATAAAGCTTTCGTTGTGTGGCCCCCAGAACGCCTAATGCATAGAAATCCTGTGGTTGTGTGGTCCTGTTGGGAGCCACAATTATTTTAGAACGCTAGAGTATATAAAGCTTATGTCTAAGCTGCATCTACTACTAATGCGTATGCGAACTTTGCTCCGACCTTGTGAATGCTAATGTGGCGTATTGTCTTGGTATTAACTATTGTTTCTAATTTAGTTTCCAATAGTGCAAGACATCCTGCCAAATCATTAGCTGTTTCTGTGTGGTCATCTACTGCGTAATCTGCCATTTATTATCTCCTTATTTCTTTTTTGATAGTGTTGTGCCTGTTTCTATCTTATGTTCTTGCTCTTGTGCTTTAGCTTCTATCATTTGAGCTTGTTTCTGAGCTTGGTCATTATAATCAATAACTGCTTGTGCTTTTACCTTATAGAATGCGGTTTTCTCTGCTTGTTCTTGTTTCCAAACATCTAAAGCATCTTTGATAATTAGAAGAGCTGGCCCACCTAATATAGCTATCAAAGTTGTATATCCTTCGATTTGTTCAAGAACAGAGTCATCTTGCAATCCACTGTGTATAACGAATCCTGCAAATCCGACCCAGAGTAAAACTAAAGGTACGGCAATCATAAACATAAAGATATCGTTAAACGTTACTCCTTCTTTTGCTTGACTCATATTTTCAGTCCTCCTTTTCTTTTTTATTTCCTTCTTTGTTATTACTACCTTCTTCTTCGGTAATGATAATTGTAATTTTGACGTTATTCTGATTATCGCTGACGTTATGATAACACACAAAAGTATTATGGACAATGCTGCAATTATAACTCCCATCCATGTTAATATGTTTTCTACTGCTGTCATTCTTCATGGTTCCTCCAAGATTATTTCGTCAATATAGAAATACGTTACATAATCATACTCACCATCTCTATCCCAGTCTGCGAACAGGTTTACATATACCATATACCAACCAGTATAAGGTTCTGTAAAGTATTCTACACCAGACGTTAACTGATACTCGTTGCCTTCCCAACCAGTAACATTAAAGAAATAGTTATTATACATGTATCCGTTCCATACTGTTTCATTATCTTCAACCTTCATGTGTCCTAT